CAGTGATGAAAGGGAATGTTCCCACGTATTTCCTCGAACAGAATGTCTCTACTTCCCAATCACCAAATTGCATTATAACATCTCCTTTGCTAGTTGGTGTGCAAATCATTCCAAAGAAGAAGTGTAGTACATGCTGTACATTCGAAAAGGACATGAACTTTGCGTATTCAGATGAGTAGGATGCTAAATTGTCGTCTCCATTAGTGATCCAATCTGAGTGTCTATGAATAGACCGGAGCGTGGGATATCCGCCGACAAATTCGTGCTGTGACATGTCTAGTCTGCCAGCTGCTGCTGCTCTCTTTCCAAGTAATTTGGCAGCATAGATTTGTGTGATGTCTATAACCATGCTATCTAACCAATTGGTGATTAGAATTCCTGAATTCACTCCACCTCTAGTACAGAATACCGTGCCTTCAACAGCTTCGACTGAATAGCACACATAGCCCATTACCGCGATGGCTATGTTGGTTAGCTGTTCTTCGGTGTAATGCTTGTAATGGCCTTCTCTTTTTGCTTTGATATAGATGCCCCGTATTATGTTAAAGACATCTTCCATGACATATTCGTTCACAGTCTTGTCGAAGTTCGAATGATCTCTTCCGGATAGCACTGGAAATCTCGACAATCTAGAGTAGTGTTTGGCAAACTCGATAGATGGATTCATGCCGCCTGTATGATGTATCATGTCTCTATTGACAATGAATGATTGGACAAAAGATCCTACAAATTTCTTAAGGACTAAGTAAGACAGTATACCTTCAGATTCATATGCACGGGTCTTTCCTTGGAGGGCTTTATCTCGAGGTCTTAATTCATCCTTTAGCTTGACGTTTGAAAGATCCACTAAAGTTTTCCCTTCTTTTGCCAAGCTAGTAGCGAGGGTGAATCGTTCCTTTAAATCAGTGCCTCCTGGGGTTTGGGAAAATGTGAGATGAGTTTTATCATCGTCGTGCTGGTCAAAAAGTTCGCCTTTGGTCTGAACGTTGTAACGTTTATTGTAATAAATTCCTGCTGATGCTTCTGGCTTTATTGATGTTAAACCAGAGAGACCATCAGTAGGATTCCTTACTCCATTGATGACTTCGTATGTGTCTAGAAATCTCAAACCGTCTGCGCTCTCAATTGCTGGGTAGTAGAAATTCACGAGCTCATCCACTGTAGCAGATCGTAAGCTTGATGGAAGTGGGTGACCTAAAGATAAATTACCTGCTGCTACTCTAGTAAGGACTATTGATGGCTCTCCCCTTTGGTCTTTATTGAGAGCGTCCCTAACTTCATCTGGTAAATTCCTAGCTTTGTGAATGGCAGGTATAGCATCATCAGGAACTCCCATTTCAGATGCAGTGTCAGACCATGGGGTTTTACCATAGCCTGGTCTCTTGGTTCCAGCTGGCATGTATAGTGATGAATTGTGTCCTAAGACAAAGTACTTCTTCTCGTCTCCTAGAAGATCTCCTACGGGTTCTAAAGTTTCCAGTTTTCCTTGAGTCCAATCGTCTACGACCAGCTTGGCTGGTATCCTTGGGTTACTTAGGGGCTGGAGATACAGGTCTCTTACGTCTCCCTTGGCTTGTTCTTTATGGACCAAAAGGATATCATTGACGTCTTCTCTCGTAACCATACATCCAGTGGTCTCGGGATTGTGTGATGACGCAGTAGCATGAATTCCCACAATTGGCGTTGTTGAGTGAGCATTGTGCGCAGAGAAATAAGGCATGCCACAATCTCCTGCTGAGGTAGGTGGTTTGTTTATACCATGGAATCGGGTTACTATACGTTTTTGTACCTCTTTAAGTTCGTCCCCTTTGTAGTATTGAAATTCTAGTTTTGCTTTTGCTTTAGCAAGAGAAGTGTGTATTATGTCACCTCTTATTAGTGAGACTTGAACTTGATGGATGGACATGACGTCGTAATTTGTTGCAAAATACTTGGAAATATCTGCATAGGTTTTCTTTGTCTCCACTCGAAAGAAAGCTAGGTCCCTCTCGGGAATCTTTTTCAATAGACGGCATGTTTTTGTTCCGTCTTCATCTGTGGTAAACAGACCTTGCTCATGGTTGTCATAGAAGACATGTCCTACTGTAACCCCTATGTCTCTAGCTATCATAAGACCTGTTACGGCCATTCCTGAGACAGTAAGAGTCCCGAGGTTAGCGTATATTCTTCTTTTTATGGGGTCATCATATCGAGTGTCTTTATTCACTCCAGATTCATAGATACTCTGTTCTTCATGAGCATCGCAAGCTACAAAAGTGATTTTTGCTTGTCTTTTGTGGCTGACTAGGTTCTTCTCGACTTCATCAGCCCAGTCCATCCCTACTTCATAGATATAGTCATCTCTAAATTGATTGTAGTCCTTAGGGTCACTGACCTCATCCCAAGTGTTAGGGATGTAGACTTGTTTCTTCTTGTGTGTGTCTTCCTTTTCGTCACTGGAACTAGAAATGTTGTTCTTGTCCGCTTCCGCTCTTCGTGTAGGATCGTAATACTTTTTCTTGTACATTCTTCCTTCTTCTGAGTGATCGAGTTTTTGCAATGTCTTCCTGCATGAATAGCAATAATGCTCAAATTTCTCTGATTCTTGTCTTGTTTTGATAACATGGCAGTGATAGAACTTGTTGTAGCACAAGACACAATAATGAGAATGTAAAATCCTCTTTCCTAAAAGATTTTGGTCGTGATCATGATCGTGGTAATGAGGAATGAAATCCTTTATATCTTTCATGGTCCCGGTGACTGTAAATACGTCAACGTCTTTTATCTTTCCTACTGTGACTGCCTCCTCATGATGGTAAATAGATTCCTTATCATTTTTGGTAATGATGTGGAGCTTGGTGCAATCTCTCTGAGTGCAACCCTCTGATGTTACTAGAGAGTTAAACACTTTATATGTGGCATAGGCAGTACCAATGAATAGAATAGATCCTAGCATGAAGGAGATGAAAGGATGTGTACGAAGGAAAGCATCAAAGTTAGCTTTAAACCGGCTATGTGCGCTTACTGTTTGCATGTATTGTCTTCCAATGTCTACTTGTTCCATAAGGGAGTGAATAACAGGAATGTTCCTGAGAGCTGTTTCATGGTTCTTCACGATGGTCTTTGTTTTAAAGTCTATTTTGACTTCATGGTTGGGCTCCGCCATAAAAATGGCAACTACCTCATTGTACTTCAATGAGAAGGATCGCTTGGCTGACTTAAATAAAATCCTGCCATTTTCCTTATCGTCCTCGACGATGTATTGATCCATGGGAGTACCATGGATATACATGTGTGGATCATCCTTCAAAGAATAGAGTTCGAAGTCTCCTATTGATACTCGTACTAGCATGTTTTGCTTCTGTTGTCTAAGTGCCTGCACTAAAGGCGAAAAGGCTTCCTTCCTATCGTATAAGTCGTCATAGTGAGGCATAACCTTCGGAACTAGGTCATGAAAAGCGAAAGCGGCTTGGTTCTTCCATGAACCAGGATTAACTATCTTAACTTTAACTTTGGGATTGTTTCCTGTTATACTAGCTTTATAAAAATCTCTATCTGTCACTAAGTGTAATGTGTCTTTCTGGAAAATAATCTCGACGTCCCATTCTTGTTTCGGCGATGGGGTGTTGGTGTCTTTCCACAGCACTTTCTCATTTCTCCCAAGATGCTTGCAGATGATTTTATGTAGCATATCGACAGTATAAGCTGGATTAGTACGCTTGAGTGTGAAAGGATCGCTCAATTCACCTCTTGTTTGCATCAAAAAGAC